CCATTAAATGGTGCAACTGTAACCGCAGCTGGAGTATCTGTAACAACTGACACCTTAGGCCGTTTTCAATTTCCAATTGAATTAACCGAATCAGATCAAGTTGTAATCACAGGAGGAACAGATAGCATTACTGGTCTAGCATTTGAAGGCGAATTAAAAGGCTTTATCAGTGGCCCTGAGAATATTATATCACCTATTACCACTCTAGCAGCAGCAGCAGTAGAACACGGTGTATATGAATTTTACACAGATGCTATAGACTATGTAATTGATACACTGATGCCGGCATTTGGATTTTATACCAACGAAAATACTAGGACTGAAATACTAACAAAAGATTTTATTGAAGCATCATTAACAGATTCAGAAGAAGCATTTACAGCCCAAACATTTTCAACATATATTGATTCAACCGTCGAGCTAGCAGCAGCCATGCTTCTAGGAACTACAACTAATAGCCATGGAGCTGTAACAGATATAGCAGCTGCAAAATCTATATTATATCAGCACATTGTTAATAATGATGGCTTAGTATTTGATGATTTTGCTTCTACGGAAGTTGTTGAATATGATCCAGCCTTTGCATCAGCCGCACAGTTGATTGATACGACTACTACGGAATTAGGTGCTTATTTAACTACTATAAACAACAATCAAAAACTAGATTCGAATTATCGTACCGCAGCAATTCAATCTGCTAACCGTGCTACAAAGGGAGTATTGAAAAATACAATTACGGCTGTAAAACGAGGAGAAATTGATGCATCGACAATTACAATGGATATCGATGCAATACAATCCACAGTCGACACTGAATTTGCAAATTTGACAAAACTAGAAGCCAATCGGGAAAATGTAACGTTGCCCACGGTATCAACTAGTAAACCAATTATTAAATCAGACTACACTAAAGTTAGTTATAAACTAGTCGACGATCGAACGCCTGAACTAACAACATACGATTTAACAACCCCAGTATATTATTATGGTGCTGGAATTAATTCTGGAACTGCATTATACATTAACCAACAAGATGTATTATATGGATTGTCAGAAACATTGCCTGGTGACAGAAAGCCGACTGCCTGGACCGCACTTACAAGTCAAAAAGTAGATCCAATCAATCCAAGATCAATCATTTTTTATAATTGGCCAACGGAAATTGCAACTACCGGATACGCCGGCACAGTTACATCAACAATAAACCCAAGTCATTTACCATATGGCCAAACTATTAACTTGCAATATCAATTTACTCGAGGATTAACGTTATATGCTTCATTAGCTCCGAGTAGTTCATCCAGCTATGAAAAAATTGAATCATTCGCAACTATTAATACAACAAACTCTACCCGAACAGAATTAGTCGGCAATTTTAGAATCGTTACTATCGCAGATAATATAATTACATCTAATATAAATTATAATAAATGGTTAACTGCGTTTAATCAGTATTTCCTTGTAGCTGAGTCAACAAAAGAAGCTATCACATCATATGACGTATTGTTTGCTAGTTCGTATTTATCGGGAGCATGGAGTTCAATTAGTCCATCAATATCATCAGGTACATTTGCAGCAACATTTTCCATAAGAAAACCTCTTCAACCTCTTCCGCCACCAACTGGATCAGATCAATCCACCTCACCACCTAAAAAGGTTTGATTCCTCACATAAATTCATTATAATAAAACAAAGGTTACAATGACAAAAAAATTAGACAAAGAGCATCTAGATTCAATACAAAAATTACGAACGGAATTTGCAGAAGTATCTTCATATATCGGAAACATTTCAATTGAAAAACATCTAGCTAAACGACAAGTAGAACAATTAGAATCACGCGAAACAGAATTAATGAATCAATTTGAACGACTTCAACAAGAAGAAATTAAACTTATTGATAAACTTAAAGAACGTTACGGTGAAGGACAAATTAATATTGCCGAAGGTACATTTACTCCAGAACAATAGGTTTGAGTTTATTAAAACATATTTATAATAAAAAAATCATAGGAGTATTTTAATGGCAGAAAGAATTGTCTCACCAGGCGTATTTACAAACGAAGTAGATCAGTCGTTTTTAGCCGGTGGCGTTGCTACAATTGGAGCAGCAATCGTAGGTCCAACCGTAAAAGGACCAGCATTAATCCCTACTCAGATATCTGATTACAGTGAATTTGTTGCAACGTTCGGATCATATACAGATGATTCATACGTTCCATTCGTTGTACGAGATTATCTTCGTAACGGAAATGTAATTACAGTAACACGTCTTCTTTACGAGGATGGGTATAAATTAACTAACGGTGCATTAGCAATCATTGCAAAATCTGGATCTGGTGCTGGAAAAGTAGAAGTAGTATCACACGTATTACATCCAGTACAAGCAGTAACAGAAGATGGGACAGACCCGGTATTTGAAAGCTCTGTATTATTAGATGGAGGGTCTGGATCTTTTGCAATAAAAATCTCCGGATCATTTACTGCTGCATCAGATGATGCAATTGGATTTGATGGTTCATTCCTAGTTACACAAACAACTGCAATATCATCATCAATAAATCCAAATGCTAATAACTATATTACAAAAGTATTTGGTAACGGACCAAAATCTGTAGACTATCCAGCATACGCACTATATTCAAATCCGACTGCATATAGTTCATTCGCTAATCCAGGTAATATTACCATGGAGTTAGCAATTCTATCAAATTATGAACTTTTGACAGATTATGGTAATTTATCTGGTAAAGCTGCCACCCCATGGATAACATCTCAAAAAGTAGGAAGTGTTTCAAAAGACTTGTTTCAATTTTATGCATTAGCTGATGGAACTTCTGTAAACCATGAAGTTAAAATAGGAATTAGAGATATTCGTACATCATCTGAAGTCTCAGATCCTGCAGGATATGGTACTTTTACTGTAGAAGTTCGCAGAGTAAACACAACGAATATACCAGGATCACCATATTCATCTCAAGATACAGATAGATCACCGGATATTGTCGAAACATTCCAAAATGTAAATTTGAATCCAGACTCATCTAGATATATCGCACGTGTAATTGGAGATCGTTATCAATTAGTATCTGATGACAATAAAATTATTCGTTATGGGGCATATCCAAACAATTCAAAATATATTCGAGTAGACGTATCAACAGGTGTATCTACTAAGACTAATGATAAAAGTTTGATTCCATTTGGATTCCGTGCATTAAATGCACCTATTCCAATGGCATCCGGTTCATTGAATTTAACTGCAACATCATATGTTACAAGCCAAGTTGCTACAACATATAGCACAAACAATTATTTTGGATTTGACTTTGGTAATGTTAACAATTTAAATTATTTGTGTGCGGTTCCAACATCTGGTTCTGTAACTGGTAGCAACGTAGATTTCTATTTAGGTAATATGAATCAAGATGCATCGGCGGGATTCCCAACTACCACTGCACCATATTCAGGTAGTATTCAAAATGCATTAACAACGGGCTCAACGTATTTTACAACAAATGTAGCACTAAGTACAAGAAAATTCATTGTACCAATGCAAGGCGGATTTGATGGTGCTAAACCGAATTTGAAAAAATATTCCGGCCAATACATTGATGAATTCAATACATTTGGATTTGATTGTTCTGGAACTACTACATCTGGAACTAAAGCATATAACAAAGCATTTGCATTATTAGGCGATACAGATTATTATGACATTAACATGTTAGTTACTCCAGGTATTCTTAATAGTGCACACAGTGTTGTTACTAGTGCAGCAATTGATTTAGTAGAAGCTCGACAAGATTCATTCTATGTAATGGATTCTAATGGATTAACTGATTCAATTTCAACGGTTGTTAGCGGTGTTACTACATTAGATAGTAATTATACTGCGACATATTGGCCATGGGTTAGAATTGTAAACCCTGCAAAAAATGTTCCAATTTGGGTACCACCTAGTGTTGTAGTTCCGGGAGTATTATCGTTTAATGATAAAGTTGCAGCACCATGGTACGCACCAGCTGGATTAACCCGTGGTGGATTAACAACAGTATCTGATGTGTATACTAACTTAAATCAATCAGACCGAGATACATTATACGAAGCTCGCGTAAACCCTATTGCAAACTTCCCTAACGATGGAGTAGTTATTTGGGGGCAAAAGACCTTGCAAGGTGTTCCGAGTGCATTAGACCGAGTAAATGTGCGTCGTTTGTTGCTCACAGTTAAGAAGTTTATTGCATCATCAACACGTTATTTGGTATTTGAACAAAATACTGATGCAACTCGTTTAAGATTTTTATCAATTGTTAATCCGTATTTAGATCAAGTACGATCTAAACAAGGTTTATATGCATTCCGAGTTATTATGGATTCTTCAAATAACACACCGGATTTGATTGATCAGAATATTTTATACGGACAAATATTCCTTCAACCGACACGTACGGCTGAATTTATTATTTTAGATTTCAATATTCAACCTACCGGAGCTAGTTTCCCGGAATAGTATTTTAAATCTAATCATTAAAAGGTAGGACTTCGGTTCTACCTTTTTTACTTTGCTGATATTTATATAAAAAAGCAATGAAGGATACCAAATGGCATTAACACCAACTTTACCTGATATTAGTCAGAATGATTTATTTCAAAGTGCATTTTCGTGGGAACCGAAATATGCTAATAGATTTATTATGCAATTAGCAGGTACAAATATTCCTGCATATCTAGTTAAGGCAGCAGCTCGCCCTACAATTACAAACGGTGAGATTGTTTTAGATCATATTAATGTTGATAGAAAAGTTAAAGGAAAATCGCGATGGAGTGATATTTCAATAACTATATATGATCCTATCACATCAGAAGGTGCATCTGCAGTAATGGAATGGATTCGATTCCATCACGAATCATTAACTGGTAGAGATGGATATGCTAGTGATTACAAACGTAACCTAGAATTTTATGCATTATCTGCATTAGGTGAAAAAATTGAAAACTGGACATTGCAAGGAGCGTTCATTTCAGATGCAAACTTTGGACAAATGGATTGGGGTACAGAAGAAGCTGTAACAATTGAATTAACATTGAAATATGATTACGCTATTCATCAATATTAATATTGAAATACTAATTTTGGGGGTTATATGCCCCCATTTTTTATGTTCTAGATATTTATAATAAAGTTATAAAGGATTTACAATGAGCGGAATGACAGACAGAGTTACAAATCAAGATTTAATACAATTAGCTAAAAAACAGTATGAAGAAACTAAACGTAGTACGATTCCTAGTGAACTTATACGATTAGTAAGTCGGGGAATGGTTTATCCAAAAGATCATCCATTACGAAGTGGAACTATTGAAATGCGTTATATGACTGCATATGATGAAGACATTCTTACAAATCCATCATATATGCGAGAAGGTGTTGTTTTAGATAAATTGTTAGAGGCATTAATTATAACTCCCGTTGATTATTCTACAATTACTCGCGTAGACAAAAATGGATTAATTATTTCAGCTAGAATTCTAAGTTATGGAAAAGATTATCCAGTAGTCGTTAAACATCCTGAAACAAACAAAGAATATGAACGAGTTGTAGATTTAACTAAATTGCGATATTCTGATTTTGAATTAGTATCAGATGATAACGGTGAATTTGATTATACGTTAATAGATGGGACTACGTTAAAATTTAAATTTATAAGTAGCGATGAAGATAATCAAACAATATCTAAATTTTTAGAAAATACAATTACACAAGTTAATGACTCTAGAATAAAAACAGACATTCAAGATTTCATACGATATAAATTTATGGCGCACGAAGCTAAAAAGTTTAGAACATATATTTTAACCCATACGCCAAATGTAGTTATGGAATATGAATTTGAAGGTGAGTCTGGGGACACCTTCACTTCAATGTTTCCGCTTGGATCAGACCTTTTTTGGTTTTAAAGCAGAAGACCGTGTACAGTTACATGAGTCATTATTTAATTTAGTTTGGCATGGTGCTGGCCGATGGACTTGGCAGGATTTATATAATATGCCAGTATATCTACGTAGATTTTGGATACGAAAACTAAATTATATGGTAGAAGAAGCTAAACAACGTGACGAAACTAATCGTAAAAAACAATCGGCGAAATCTAGTAAAGTTGTAAAATCTCCACTGTAAATATTTATAATAAAGTAAGACTCTTTATGAATTTACAGGAACAACTACAGTTAATTAAAAGATTAAAACGTTATCCTAGACATGGACAGGCAACTGATCCACTTAAACAAGTTGAAATCGGACTTAAACAGGTTTTTGACTTATATAAAATTGGCGGTGATGAAATTATTCGTCGAAATGTATTTGGAGAATTATCAAATCAGATTTCTAAAGTTGTTGATAATCTAACTAGTTTACAACAGTTAAATCAAGGATTATCTCAAGGATTTGGTATAAATACTAATGAAGCTGCTAAATTTGGGGTACAAATTGAAACGATAGCCAAGTCACTAGGATTAAATGCACAAAAACAAAAACAATTTGTAGTTGAATTAACCAATTTATTTGGAGGATCTACTAATTTATATAAAAAAACTAATAAGTACGGTCAAGTATTAATACAACAAAATAATCAATTGCGAGGTCAACTTCAAGTTAGTGAACAAGCATACGAAAATTTTGTGGGATTTCAAGCACAAGCATTAGTATATCAGGATAAAACATTTCAGAGATCTCGAGAAAGTTTTGCTGATGTAGCTGCACAATTCGAACAGCTAGGATATAAAGGTGCATTTAAAGATATTATAGAAGGATTTACTGAATTAGATGCTCGACAACGAGCTACATTTGGTAAAATGCCGGGTCAATTAGGATTAGCATTATTTAAAGCCAAACAATTGGATGTTTCTTTAAGTAGTATTACAGATGGAGCAAAAGGATTTTTAGATGTTGAATCTGCGATTGGTAAAGAAATAGAATTCCAAGTATTGTCGGGAGAAAAACTAGAAACTCTAAATGGTGAAAGTTTAACTGTAGCAATGCAACAAGCTGTTTTGCAACAAGATGCAAACAAACAAGTAGAATTATTTGCTGGATTTGTACAAAAGTATGGAAATCAATTACGAGACAATATCTTTTTACAAGAAACTGCAGCTGAGATATTCGGATTACAGACAGATGACATATTTAAAGCATTAGAAGGAAGCGCTGCTCAACAAATAGCATTAGATGGCTTATCTAAAACAGCTATAGATTTATTTAATACGAGCGTCGATGCATCGACTGCAGCAGTTGATAATTATGAAAAGTTAATTTCATTAGGTGATATTCGTACAGAACAAGAGAAACAACAAGATAGAAATATTATAGCGTTTATGTCTACATTAGGTGACTATACTCAAGAAGTTTCTGAGTTAAATGCCGGATTTGAAAATGCATCAAACGCTACATTTGCAGGTGCCGGTGGTTTAGCAAATCGAGCAATTAATAGCGGTAAAGGCCTTGTAGGTACTGCTGTTGGATTAATGAATGTAGGTTCAATTATAGTTGATGTACTTAAATTCGGAACTAATCCGGCAAATTTAACTACATTGCAACAGAGTTCAAATTTACCATTAGCAACTCCTAAAGAAGATTTATTTATGCCAGCATCGAGTGGAAACATAATTTCCGGACCATTAGGATCGTTTTCATTGAATGCTCAAGATGATATATTAGCAATGCCAGGAATAGGACGTGCCGTTGGGGGTACTAGATCGACGAATAGCGATTCAATTGGTGCTGCCGTTGCCGCTGCTTTAAAAGGAATGCGTTTTCAAGTAACCAATGTGTTTGATGGTCAAAAAGTTAGATCATCATTAGCTATACTAGATGACTCAACATTAAATAACACAAATATAATATAGGATTAATAAAATGCCAAATACATATGCTAATCCATATAGCTCAACATTTTTTCCTATAGGCCCGGGAGGTGATTATGATGGTATAATTTATTTAATTAATAGTGATTCATCATATAAACCAGTAGCTAAAAAATATCCTAGACCCGGAGGTATATTGTTGTCGTTAGATCAATATTCAATTGAGTCACCGTACATAACACCAACAATTATACTAAAAGATGGTAGCACTGGAACTAATGCAACTTCGCCAAATCCTGCAGGATTTACATATAATACTAGAGCAGATATAGTACAGAATATAGGAAATATTACTCCGGGAAGTATTTTCAAAAGTGCAGTTCGAAATGCATTGATAGGATTAACCGCCGGCATCGGCAATCCTATGACACATCAATTATCATCACCTGCAATATCTACTATTTTTAATATAGGAACATCTATAGATCAACGAAGTGAAAATTTAGGAGCTCCGTATTCTATAATACCATTTACGAGAAAAGCAGAAATTGATGCTTGGAACGTAACAAAATACAAAGATTTTAGATCATTTAAAGGATATACATTTAGTGTTGATGATGTTAGATTAGATGCTGCTTCTGCTACCGTTCGTAATTTATTTAGTGGAAACGTACGATCTTCAGTAATTAGTGGATTATACGCAGCTGCATCTGCAGCACCAGGTGGTGCATATACATTATTCAATTTAGAATCAGTATATGGTTTTGGTAATCATGGAGATGTAAATGCACTACGGCGAGATTTTAGCGCCAGAACGCAAGTAGCTACCAATTGGTCACTTACAGGAAAATGGATTCCTACATTTAATCCTATAGAACTCACAACGGAATTTCGCGGCGATAAAATCAATGTTATTGACTTTGGACAACGAAAATTATCACAAGTATATCAGTGGAAGCCTAGATTATTTAGTGGCGATGGTTGGAATGCAATTAATGATGTACTAAGTTCAACTGATTTAACTCAAGATTTTATAAAATTTTATTTTACTGGTCCTAATTTACAAAACGGAGTAGATGATGCAGTTGATGATATTATTGTATTTAGAGCAATATTAGATTCATTTTCAGAATCACATAATCCAAGTTGGGACGCGGTGCAAATGGTAGGTAGAGCAGATCCAAATTATATTTATACTGGTTATTCTCGGGACATTAGTGTATCATTTACAATGTATGCTACATCTCGCGATGAAATGAAACCAATGTATAGAAAATTAAATGCATTAGCTTCATATACTGCACCAGAATATTCGAGTGATACTATTGCATTAAAAGGTCCATGGATGCGAATGACAATAGGAGATCTATTAGTTCAGCAACCGGTTGTTATAAATTCATTACAATATACATTTGTTGATTCTGAAACTACATGGGAAACTAATATCGAACACGATAGTACCATGATGCAAGCACCGCATAAAATATCTGTACAAATGGGGTTACATGTTATATCTGATTACCTTCCAGAAAAACGTGGTAGAATGTATTCATTGGCTAAACAATATAATTCTGATGGAATAGCAATTGCGGGTGGAGATAATTGGTTAAGTGATTTTGGTACTAATGATGTCAATAAAAAATTAGAACAATTGGCAGCTGAACGATTAAGTGTAAAACAAGTAAATAAAATAGTCAAATAGTCAATGGTTAATTAATATGGCAAATCGATATACAAATTCATCTACTATAAAAGATAGTAACGGAAAACGAAGAAAAGGCACTGTGATTATCCCAGTACCAGATCCATCATCAAATGATGTATATATACAAGTAACATCAGCTGAGCGTTTAGATTTATTAGCACATAAATTTTATAATGATGCTAATTTATGGTATATAATTGCAGCTGCTAACGGATTAGGAAAAGGTTCATTGATGGTGCCAATTAATAGTAGATTGCGTATACCTGATTCAACTACAATACAACAACAAATAGAAACATTGAAAACATCTAGATGAGTACTATATTTTATTCGCAAGTCAATGGTGGGTTACAACGAGAATTAAATGCTCGAGGAAATGCTGGTTCTAATTCTAGAACTAATAAAGATATGCAATTCATGATAGAAAAAGTTGCAAATGTTCAGTTAGAAGCATATGATTCTGAACCGGTTGAAGAATCAACACCTATAGAAGGTTTTGGTATATTAGGCGGCGTATCTATGTTAGTAAATTCTCATTTACCTAGCGGCCCAAATGGATTTTTAAATGATTTATCTCGACCAGCACGTAGATCAACACCTGGTATTATAGATGTTAGTATAAGCATTAATGATCAATCAAAAAGCTATATTAATAAAGCAACTATTACTATATTAGTATTAGATCCTACTACTGATATGGATGAAATGGAACGTATATACTGCGCTCCAGGACGTCACATACAACTTAAAATAGCTCACCCCGAATCAGCAGTGTTAACTGGACAACTTTTAGATGATATATCATTACCTAATACGAAAACATTGCAGCAATTCTATCCTAATGTAAATTTAGAACGATTGCGAAAAATGAATGAATTATATTTCCAAGGACGTATTTCAAATTTTACATTTTCATACACAAAAGAAGGAACTGTTGAACTTAATATTGAAGCAATTGGTACTAGTAATACATATGCGGAAGTTAAAGTTAATATGAGCTCAACGGTTCAAACATCATTAACTGGGTCTGGAGGGAAGGCTGTTGAAAATCAAGTTAGTGATTTATATACTAGTTTAATCAAACAGGTAGATGATGTAATTCAGGCATATAAAGCTGAATCTAATAATTCTCCAGAATTTGAACAACTAAATCCAGATACTACAGATCAAGGTATACTAGTAGGAACACCATATATATTAGGAAATAGTAATTCTCCTAATCAAGTTAAAATGGTATCATTAGGATATCTAATAAACTATATCAACATATATGCATTAGAACGAGTAGGAGCAAAAATTACATGTACTGATACTATATGTTTTAGTAATTTTTATGAAAGATTAGTTTCAGCTAATCCGATGAAAGTATTATTATGGTCAGGAACAGATGGGATAAAAACTGATG